ATGACGTTCCCGCACCTGACCGACGGCACCCCATGCTGGTGCCAGCCCGACACCGAGGACCACGACGGTGGCACGCTCGTCATCCACCGCGACACCACAGTCAACACCGACACCGAGCCGCGAGCCATGAGCTACATGCTCGACGGACCACCCGCACTCTGATGCCGCGCGCCACACGCCGCTGCATCCAACCCAGATGCGACCAGCCCGCGCCGTGCCCCGACCACACCCGCAAACCCTGGGCCAACAGCGACAGACGAGCGCACCTACCGAGCAACTGGTCCAGCCTCAGCAAACGCGTACTCCGCGAAGAACCGCGCTGCGCGCTCGCCTACGACGGGTGCACCGGGACCAGTACCCAGGTGGACCACATCGGCGACCGCGACGACCACAACCGAGCCAACCTCCGCGGCGTATGTGAGGCCTGCCACACGAAGCGGACCCAAGCGCAAGCCCTCGCCGGCCGACGGCCAGGCGGGGGACCTCTCCCCCCAGGGTGAGGCTCAGTACCGGTGGGGTTCGGCTGATTCTGCTCCGTACGGGTCTGCCCGGCATGGGCATGTGGCCCGGATCATCCCGACATGGGAGGCGATGTGGCTGGAAGGGGTCCGGCTCCGAAGCCGGCTGGCACTCGGGCGCGGCGGAATGTGAGCCCGGTGGCTGAGCGTGTGATCGAGGTGTCGCCTCAGGCGCAACCTGATCTGCCGAAGGTGATGCCGTCCGGCGACCTGTGGCCTGCGAGGACACTGGCTTGGTGGCGGATGTGGGCTGAGTCGCCGCTGGCCGAGGAGTTCACGGCGACGGACTGGTCCGAGCTGTTGGACACTGCGGTGCTGCATGGCGCGTACTGGTCGGGCGAGCTGCGGATGGCTGGCGAGCTGCGGTTGCGGGTGGCGAAGTTCGGGGCGACCCCGGAGGACCGGGCGCGGTTGCGGATCACGTTCGCGGTGGCGGACGAGAAGGAGCGGGGGGCCGGGAAGCCGGCTCCGAAGAGGCGCTCGAGGAAGGCTGCGGTGGACCCGAGGGAAGTCCTGCGCGCAGTGACGTGACGGCATGGCTGTCCTGATCGTCCCGCCGCTCGACGACGAGCCGTGGCCGAGCTTGGGTGGCCTGGTTTGCGACCTGATCGAGGATCGGGCGGTGTTCGGGCCTGGTTCGTTGAAGGGCCGGCCGGCGGTTCTGGACCCGGAGAAGCGGGCGGCGATCTATCGCTGCTACGAGGTGTATCCGCGGGGGCATCCGCTTGCGGGCCGGCGCCGTTTCAAGCGGGCTGGGTTGTCGTGGCGGAAGGGCACCGCTAAGACGGAGTTTGCGGCGTGGGTGGCGTTCGCGGAGCTGCACCCGGAGGGGCCGGTCCGGTTTGACGGCTGGGATGCTCGCGGTAACCCGGTTGGCCGGCCGGTCGCCGACCCGTATGTTCCGATGGTGGCGTTCACCGAGGAGCAGACGGAGCGGCTGGCGTACGGTGCGCTGTACACGGTGGTCAGCGAGTGTGGTGACGCGGACCTGTTCGACATCGGGTTGGAGCGGATCATCCGACTCGACGCTCGGGGGCGGCCGGACGGGCTCGCGGAGGCGTTGTCGGGATCACCGGACGCGAACGACGGTGCGCGGACGACGTTCCAGCACTTCGACGAGCCGCACCGGATGCACCTGCCGCGCCTGTTGGCGTCGCACGAGACGATGCTGGGGAACCTGCCGAAGCGCCCACTTGAGGACCCGTGGTCGTTGGAGACGACGACGGCGGGGGAGCCTGGGCAGGGCAGTGTTGCTGAGAACACGCACGCTGAGGCGAGGGCGATCCAGGCCGGCGAGGTCGAGGAACCGGAGCTGTTCTACTTCCACCGCGAGGCCGGCCCGGGGCACGACATGTCCACCCTGGATGGCCGGGTCGCGGCGGTCGCGGAGGCGACGGGACCGGTCGGGGAGTACGCGCCGGGCCAGTTCCGGGAGATCGCGCGGCAGTGGGACCGTAAGGGCGCGGACAAGCGCTACCTGGAGAGGGTGTGGCTAAACCGCTGGGTTGCCTCGGAGCGGCAGGCGTTCGACCCGACGAAGCGGCCGGCGCTGCTCACCTCGGAGCGGATCGCTAAGGGGTCGTTCGTGACGGGCGGCTTCGACGGCGCCCGGTTCCGCGACAGCACGGGGATCGTGGTCACGGACATCCCGACCGGCCGACAGCAGTTGTGGGCGCTGTGGGAGCGGCCGGCTGATCTGCCGGATGACGCGGCGTGGGAGATCGACGAGGCCGAGGTCACGGAGTCGGTGGCGGAGCTGATGTCGACCCATGATGTGTGGCGGTTCAACGCTGATCCGCCGTACTGGGTGGAGCCGGTGGGCGCGTGGGCCGGGAAGTGGCCTTGTGTCGAGGAGTGGTGGACGAACCGTACGAAGGCGATGGCGTACGCGGTCCGCAACTACGGCGAGGCGCTGGACTCGGCGGCGGTCGCGTTCGTGGACGACGACATGGAGCCACGGTTCGCTGAGCACATGGCGGCGGCGGGGCGCCGGGACGTGAATCTGTGGGACGACCAGGGTCAGCGGCTGTTCATCCTCGAGAAGCTGCACCCGGACCGGCGGTTCGACGCGCAGATGGCGGCGGTCCTGTCGTGGGAGGCGCGGCTGGAGGCGATCCGGCAGGGCGCGAAACCGACCCCGAAGAGGCGGTCAACGAAGTTCGGGCGGTTGGACCGCCGGTGAGGGGAGGCTCGGCGTGATCGACACCGAGACCCCCGGTTCGGCAGGCTGGTGGCTCAAGATGCTGGCGAAGCGGTTGTCGGACCGCCGGCAGGGTCGCTCGGGCGGGCAAGTGTGGTCCCGGACGGCAGCGACCCCGAACCGGGTACGACCGGGGATCGACCTGTTGGATGACTACCGTCGCGGCGAGCCACCGTTGAACACGGTGTCGGCCGCGTGGCAGCCTCATGTGCGGGAGTACATGCGGATGGGTCGGCTGCATGTGGCGGACCTGGTCGTGGCGAGCACAGCGAACCGGATGCAGCTGCGGGATTTCCGGACCGCGGCGGCGAACGACGAGCTCGGTGACCAGCGGGCGCGGGACATCATGCGCGCGAACGGTATGAAGGTGAAGTTCCGCGAGCTGCACGAGGACATGCTGGGGCTGGCGGACGCCTACGCGATCGTTACCCCCCCGGACGGTGACCGGTGGTGGTCGCTGATCACGACGGAGTCGCCGCAGCAGGCGATCACGGCTGAGGACCCGGCGACGGGCGAGACGCTGGCTGGCCTGAAGGTGTTCCGTGACGACTGGGATTCAGCCGACTTCGCATACGTGTTCCTGCCGGGAAGAGTGTTCGTGGCGGTGAAGCGCGGTGCGTCGTCGCTGGACCGCCCTGGCTTCACAATGGCGCGGTCGTGGGCGTGGGATGACGACCGTGAGCAGAATGTTCCTAACAACCGTGTCCCGATGGTGCACTACCGCAACCGCGACGGAGTCGGGGAGTTCGAGCGGCACCTGGGGACGCTGGACCGGCTCAACGAGCTGGTCGCGCTCGAGTGGTGGATCGCGAAGATTCAGGCGCACCGTCAGCGCGGTATCCGCAACCTGCCGGACGTGGATGACGAGACGGGCGAGGAGATCGACTGGTCCGCTGACCTGTTCGTCGCGGACCCGGCGGCGATGTGGCGGCTGCCGGAGGGCACAGAGATTTGGGAGTCGCAGCCGACGGATGTGACGCCGGTGACGAACGCGATCGAGAAGACCCGGCAGCGTATCGCGTCGGTGACACAGGTCCCGTTGAACACGATCACCCCGGACGCGGCGGCGGGCTCCGCGGAGGGCGCGAGCCTGCAGCGCGAAGAGCATGTCTTCAAGATTCTGGACCGCCTGGACCGTGCGGACGCGGGTCACGCGAAGCTGATGGCGCTCGCGTTCGAGTTCATGGGCGACCTCGAGCGCGCCGATGTGACCCGGATCGAGCCGCTGTGGGGGCCGGTGGAGCGGTTCAGCCTGGCGGAGAAGGCGAGCGCGGCGGCGCAGGCGCGGACTTCGCTGCCGACGGAGGCGATCCAGACCGACATCTGGCAGTACCCACCGGCGGAGCTGGCGAACCTTCGCTTGCTGCGTGGCCGCGACTTGCTGTTCCAGGAGCCCATCCCGGTCTCACCGCAGCAGCCCACACTGCCCGCGTGATGGACGCGCAGACTCTCGCTGAGGTGGTCGGGTGGCTGGACCGCTACTCGGCTGCGAGCGGTGCACTGAGGGCGCGCACGGTGGCTGCGGTGTCACGGTTGTGGCTGCGGTTCGACGGATGGTATGCGCCCGCGCTGGTGGCCGCGCTGGCCGCACAGTCGGCTGACCTGTCGGAGACGAGCCGGGCGACCGCTGCAGGGCTGTCGGCGCAGTACGCGGCAACGGTGGCTGCGCCGATGACCAGCTCGCCCGTCCAGACGGCATCGGTAGCGCTGGGCGCTGCGCGGGGCGGCGCGGACATGCTCAAGGTGTACTCGCGGCCGGCGAAGGTGTACCGCCGCGCGGTGTCGTTGCTGGGGGGTGACGAGCAGGCTCGGCGGCTGGCGCTGCTGCGGCTGGGGCAGTTGATGCAGGCGGACCTGATGCTGGCGGCCCGGGACGCGCAGCAGGCACAACTGTCGGCGCTCGGGGTGGAGCGGTTCCGCCGCGTGCTCCGCCCGGAGTTGAGTGCTGGCGGGTCGTGCGGTCTGTGCGCTGTGGCGTCGGACCGTGTGTACAAGGTCGAGACGCTGATGCCGATCCACGATGGGTGCAACTGTGTGACGCTGCCCATCATCGGCGACGACGACCCTGGCCACAGCCTGAACCGCGAGGACTTGGACCGGCTCTACGCCGCCGCCGGCTCGACCGCGCGCGCCGACCTCCGACGCATCAGGGTTCGCGTGTCCGAGCATGGCGAACTCGGCCCGGTCCTTACCGACGCGTCGCACGACCATCGTGGCCCCGGCGACCTGCCGGACTGACCTGCCCGTCATGGGCGACCGACCCTGACAAGGGAGCAATGCATGACCTCGCCCGTCCCTGAGCCGACTCCTGACCCGACGCCCGATCCACCCGCACCGCCGGTGGCACCTGCCGCGGGCTTCCCGGCTGACACGCCGGTCGCGGAGATGACCGTGGAGCAGCAGGCGGCGTACTGGAAGCACCATGCCCGCCAGCACGAGGACCGCAGCAAGGCGTGGCGGGACGCGGCGGGCGGCAAGACGGCTGAGGAGTTGCGCGCTGAACGCGAAGAGCTGGAGAAGCTTCGCAACGCGAACCGCACGGACGCTGAGAAGGCGGTCGCCGACGCGAAGCAGGCGGGTACAGCGGAGGCCGACGCCAAGTGGGCTCCGAGACTGGCAGCAGCAGAGTTCCGTGCGGCGCTCGCGCACCTGGCGGGCGTGGACGAGCGGGACGGCAAGGACAAGCGCGACAGGATCATCGCTGGGATCAACCTGGCGGACTACATCACAGACTCCGGCGACGTGGACACCGACAGGGTGCAGTCCTACGCCGCCGACATCGCCCCACAGACCGACACGGGAGCGGGCGGCAAGCGAATCGACTACGGCGGCGGCAGACGCGACCAGACGAAGACTTCGGGGTTGAGCGCCGGTGCCGAGATGTTCGCGACACGGAAGAAATCGCCCGTCTCCTGATTGGAGCAACACATGCCTCGCATGAAGACCGAGACCATCGCCCCCGGGGATATGTCGTGGCTCGGTTCCGACCATGGTCTGCGCGACTGCCGGACCGAAACCATCGACGTGTCCGCGTTCACGGCCGGCACGCACTACCCGAACGGCTACATCCCGTCCGGTACTCCGGTCGCGAAGGTGTCCGGACTGCTGGTGCCGTACACGAGTGCCGAGGGTACGACGACTGGCGCGGGCGTGCTCGCGGGTCACATCCTGACCGACCAAGTGGTGGTGGGGACGAACGACTTCGCTGCCCCGGTGCTGGATCACGGCCGAGTCAAGACAGCGAAGGTGCCGCAGGGCACTGACACATTCACCGCCCCGGTGGCCGCTGCGAAGCGCGCCGCCACGACCATCATCTACATCTGAGGGGGCTGAGTCATGGCACTGTGGAGTGACTTCATCGACCCGGCCACCCTGACCGGCTACGCACGTGCGTCGCTGGCGGACTACGAGGCCCGCAAGGGCACTCTCGCCCGCTGGCTGCCGAACCGCGAGGTCGCGGACATCGTGGCACGCTTCGTCGTCGGCTCGACGGGCCTCGTAGATGTGGCGAAGTGGCGCGCGTACGACGCTGAGCCCGAGGTGGGGAAGCGCGAGGGCGGCAAGCGTGTCACCATCGAGCTCCCCGCGGTGGGGCAGAACCTGCCGGTTTCGGAGTACGAGCAGCTGCGCCTCCGGGGTGGCACGCCGAGCGACGCCGAGGTTGTGCGGACCATCCAGAACACGACGGACGTGATCGTCCGTGCGGTGTCCGACGCGGTGGAGCATCTGCGTGGGATCGTGCTGAACACGGGCAAGGCGACGATCACGCAGGACAACTTCAAGGCTGACGACGACTTCGGTCGCGCGGCTGGGCACACGGTGACTGCGCCCGCGCTGTGGTCGGTGGCTGGCACGGATGCGCTCTCGCAGCTGACTGGCTGGCAGGACACGTACGTGGACGCGAACGGTGAGGAGCCGGGCGCGCTGCTGATGTCCACCCGTGCGCTGCGCGCGTTCGCCGCGCTCGACCAGATGCAACTGGCGCTGGTGGGTGGCGGGACACGGCCGGCGACGGTCGCGGATGTGTCCGCTGTCGTCGAGGGCGCCGGTCTCCCGCCGATCGTCAAGTACGACCGGCGGGTGAAGGTGAACGGCTCGACGACCCGTGTCGTCCCCGATGACCGGGTGATGTTCCTGCCGGCGCCGGTGGAGACCGACGACTGGATGGGCACGGACCTGGGCGCGACGTTCTGGGGTCGCACCCTCACGTCGACGAGCCCGGCGTACGGGCTGGAGTCCGAGGAGCAGCCTGGCCTGGTGGTGGGCACCTACCAGCAGGAGAAGCCGCCGATGATCACCGAGGTGATCGGTGACGCGATCGCTCTGCCGGTGCTGGCGAACGCCAACCTGTCGCTCGTTGCGGACGTTCTCACCTGAGCCGTGGCGACCCCGAGCAGGTTGCGTCAGGGGGCGCGGATGCTTGCGGCACGCCGCGGGCAGGCGCTCACTGACGGCAGCTTCCCGATTCGCAACCGGAGCGAGCTCTCGGATGCGATACAGGCCTTGGGTCGGGCGAAGGATCAGGCGCGCGTGAAGCGTCACATCATCAAACGCGCGCGTGCGCTGGGCGCGGTGAGCATGCTCCCGGACTCGTGGGGTGTGAAGAAGTGAGGTGGACATGACTGGTCAACGCAAGCTGGCCCGGAACGTGTGGGTCGGTGGCCGCTTCTACGAGGCGGGCTCAACCCCGCCGAAGGAGGACGCGGACCAGATCACCAACCCGAAGGCGTGGGGTGACGAGCCCAGGCAGTCGTCCCGCAAGGCAGCGTCGGACAAGTAGCCGTGGACAATCCGGTGGTCGTGCCTGACCTGATGGCGCTCCGGCCGTTGACGGACGCTGAGATTCCGGTCGCGGACTGGCGTCTCGGGCAGGCGTGGCGGCTGCTGCTGTCCCGGCTGCCCGCCCTGCCGGCATGGGTCGAGGCCGACAGGGTCGATGTGGAGGCGGTCCGCGATGTGCTGGTGGCCGCGGTGTTGCGGGTGCTGGACAACCCGTACGGGCACCGTCAGGAGTCCCGGACGGTGGATGACCGGACGGTGTCGGTGACGATCGACCACAGCCGCTCGACCGGTGACGTGTACTTCTCCGCTGACGAGTTGGCGCGACTGCGACCGCCGTACCGGGTCCGTCGCGTCGTGTGGACGCTGCCGGCATGATGCTCGAGGTCAGCGACACCGAGTTGGCGGCGGCCCGCGCGGACGCTGAGGCGCTGATGGTGGACGGCTGCGTGGTCACCCGCCCGGGTGGCGACCCGGTGTTCGATGAGGACACCGGCCGGTACGTCGACCCGCCACCGGTGACGGTGTACTCAGGTGAGTGTCAGGTCCAGGTCCGCGGCGACGGATCGGCGTCGGATGTCGCGGCCGGGGAGCGTGAGGCGACGGTTCAGCGCCCCGTTGTCAAGTTGCCTGTCTCGTCGAGCACTGGTGTCCGGGTTGGCAACACGGTGACGGTGACCCACGCCGAGCATGACGCGGAGTTGCTGGGCCGCAAGTTCCGGGTGAATGCGCTGCACCACAAGACCTTCGCGACGTCGCGGCGGCTCCGGTGCGAAGAGGTGACTGGCTAGTGGCTGTCCATATCGACGCGTCCGAGGTGGGCCTGCTTGCGGTGGACATGTCGAGGGCGCCGCAGCGGCTGCAACGGCAGGCACCGGACAAGCTGGGCCACAGTGCCCGCAACATCCGCGCGAACATGCGGGAGGACTTCTCCGGCCACAGGTACGCCCCGCACATCCCGAACGCGGTGAACTACAGCCGACTGGGGCGCCTGGAGTACGAGATCGGTGTCGACAAGGACGGTCCGCAGGGCGGTCTGGGGAACATTCTCGCCTACGGCACGAGCAACAATGCGCCGGTCGTGGATCACACGCTGTCGCTGCACCGTGAGGTGCCGTCCCTCGAGCGGCGGCTCGGCGAGGCCGCGGAGGACGCGGTGTTCGGTGGCCCCGAGTGAGGGCCGTTGATGCCGCCGTGCTGGCGAAGCTCACGGCAACCGGGCTCACGGTTCACGACGGCAGGGTGGAGACGGACGACACAGGCAAGGTCGTCTTGTCGCCGCTGCCGTACGTGGTGTTCTACTCGTCGCTGGGCCGCGATGGGGCGCGCCGGCAGGGCGGCAACGCGCGGCGCCTGGTGCCGTTCCGGCTCGTGTTCGTCGGTGCGACCCGCGAGCAGGCGAAGTGGACCGGCGAGAAGGCTGACGCCGCACTGACCGACCGTGTCGTCACGGTCGATGGGCGCGAGCACATCGTGGAGCGGTTCGACAACTCCGGCGAGGTCCGCCGCGACGACGACGTGGTGAGGCCGGATGGTGGACCGCTGTTCTACGGTTCGGACCAGTATGGGATCACTGTCACGCGCTAAGCCCGGCGTTGCTGCGCTAGCCCGACGATCGCGAGCACAGCCCCGATCATCCCTAGCGGCAGGCCGGCGAGGAACGCGAGTCCGGCGAGTTGTCCGACAGCGCCACCGACCACGATCCCCGTGAGCAGTGCACCAGTGATCATTGCGACCGCGATCGCGATGAGGACCAGCCCAGTCTTCGCCAGCGTGTTCATGCTTGCCTCCCCGATTCGTTGTTCACACAGGGTAGCTGTTCACCCGAAGAGGAGATGCCGAGATGCCCGATCACGTACGGGTCCGAGTTGACAAGTCGGGCATGGAGACAACCGTGGCCCGTTCCTACGCCGAGAACACTGAGGGTCTGACGATCCTCGACGACGAGCCGGCGGCCGACCCTCAGGGCCGGGTGCTGCCGGCGACCCGGAAGGGCGGTAGGCCCGTGAAGGATCAGACGACGGTCGACCAGGCCGCCGCGAAGAAGACCGCTGCCTCGAAGCGGGCGGCGAGCAAGAGCCAGGAGGCGTGACGATGGCGATCATCCAACCTGTGGGTACCCCGGCGCTGGGCCGGACCTCGACCGTCGTCGCGCTGACACTGGCGGGCGCGGCGCCGTCGGTGGCGACGGACCTGACCGAGGCGAACAGTCTGAACGTGTCGTGCTTCCTGTACACGGACGGCTCGACCCCGGCGACCTCGGAGACCGAGATCGGTACCGCG